GTATTGGTGGTAATCCACCTTCTTATGCTACTGGAGATAATGGCGTTGCAGGTACGGAAAACACAGGCGGTGGTGGCGGTGGATCTGGTTATTCAGGAACTGGTGGCGGTATGAATGGTGGTAAAGGAATTGTTATTGTGCGTTATTTAAAGTCGGCGGTATAAAATGTCACATTGGGCAGAAGTAGATGAAAATAATATTGTTATCCGTGTAACAGCGGGAGATAACGATGATGCTAATGGAGATGAAGGATACCAATGGCTACTAGATAATCTTGGTGGTACTTGGATTAAGACTTCTTATAATGCAAGAGGTGGTGGATTTAGAATGAATTTTGCTGGACCTGGATATTTTTGGGATGAAGCAAATGATAGATTTATAGCACCTTCTCCCTTTCCTTCTTTTATACTAAATGAAGAAACTGCACTATGGGAAGCCCCTATTCCATATCCACTAGATGGAAAACCATACTCTTGGGTAGAGGATGAACTTAACTGGCAAGAAATTATAATAGCAGAAGGCGAATCAACCTTTAGGGTAAGACCTTTATACCCAGAAGATGGAAGTATTTACAATTGGGACGAAGAATCTTATTCTTGGATTAAGATTATATAAAAGTCTGATATAATATAAATACTTACAAAGGAGACTAAATAATGGGTCAAGCAGTATTTCCAATACCTTCATCAGCATCATCTGCTCAAACAGCGGGACTTGCATCAACTGCCCCACCAAATTTAACATTAAGAAACACAATTACATCAACTACATCAGGACTAACATATCCAGCAGGAACTAACTCTGTATTTGTTATAGTTATTGGTGGCGGACAGGCTGGAAGCGATAACAATGGTGGTCACGCAGGAGTTTCTATGTCTGGATGGACTTCTCCATCAGCAACAGCAGTAATTGGTGCAGGTGGTTCTGGAAGTGGTGGATTAGGCGGAACATCTTATTATGGAGCAGTTGTTGCACCAGGTGGTGGACAGTATTATAATAATCAGTCATATGGTTTTAGTTATGGCACAGCCTACACTCCATCAAATGGTTTTTCAGGAATAGGAACAAGTGGGCCAACTAACTCCTCTGGTATTTTTGCAGGTGGTGGTGGTTCTGGTTCAGGTGGAAATAATGGTGGTGCCAATGGCGGTACTGGGGGGTCTGCATTATCAACTGCATTTGTTGGAGGCGCAGGACAAGGCGCATTTTACTATGCAAGTAATAACTCATACGGAGGTGGAGGCTCAGGTGGCGGTGCTGGACTATTAGGAAATGGCGTTGCAGGTTCATCTGGTTCAGGTGGCGCAGGTGGATCTGGTGGTGGTGGCGGTGGCGGTAAAGGTGGTAGTGCTAACTACAGTATGTCCTCATATACAAATGGAGCAGGTGGCGCAGGTTGCGTACTTGTTTACTACTAAAAGGAGAGATAGATGGCTAATTTTGCAGTAATACATAATAATGCGGTAATGAACGTAATTGTGGCAGATAGTAAAGAGATTGCTGAAGATATAACTAAATTTACTTGTGTTGAATATACAGATGAAAACCCAGCATCAGTAGGTTGGTTTTACAATAGTACTGATAATACATTTTCAGAAACTTATCCATCACTAGATTAAATTAAAATAGTGTATAATTACACTATACGTGATCTACGGTAAAACGGGAGCACGCCTAACAGAAAAGGTAGAAAATACATGGCTACATTGACTAAGGCTCTTGCTCGAACAGCAGCAGCAACTTCAAGCGCAACACTTTACACAGTTCCATCATCAACAACTGCAGTAATTTCAAACATCGTAGTAACTAACTCAGCAGCCACAGCAGCAACTTTTACAATTACACTAGATGGTGTAGATCTGTACAAGACTTGCGCTATTGCCGCTAATTCAACAGCAATGTTTGATCTAAAGCAAGTTCTTGCTACAACTAAGGTTATTGCTGGTTTTGCATCAGCAGTAACTGTGTCATTTCACATCTCAGGTGTTGAAATCTCATAACCTTAATAGATAAAAAAATACCCCCCAAGGCATATAGCCAAGGGGGGATTTTTTATTTTATTTAATTGTGTTGGCTAGGGAACTTTTTTAGCCATCTTTGATACTGAACAGGCTTGGCATGTTTCCAAGACTTCCAGTCTGTTCCACCCTTTGTCATATGAAATACAATTTCTGCATTTTTTACTGGGCTAAACAACTCAGCATTAGCGTCTAGGTCAAACTTATCTCTACGATCAGGTCCTAGATCCCCGATCATATTTATTTGGAACACCCCATAAGAACTGTCTCCAGTCTTAGTATTTCCATTAAAGGCAAAAGGTCTTCCGTTTGATTCTGCCTTGGCTACAGCCCAAGCAGTCTTTAGACCATTTCCAGTAAAGCCTACAGCCTTCAACAATTGAATTAAGTCATAGTCAGTCAAAGAATGTGCATTCTTATACTTTTCCAAGATAACCACTTTCTTTGGCTTAGAAACCAAAAAAGCCGACTTAGGGTCGGCAGGGGTAGTCAAGGACTTATTACTCAATAAATTATTTTCAGTTGTATTTGTTACAGCATTAGCAGAATTACTTACGGGTGCAAGTACTCCCACTAAAGATAGGATTCCAATCCAAGCCATCTTGTCTCTTCTCATAATATAAACCTCCTAGAAACAAAAGCACCAGTTGTCTGGTGTTACTTCCAAGTATAACATGTTTTTGCCCCAAAAGTCAAAGTTTTGATATTTTTTATTAAATTGTTATAAAACCGTGTGTATGAAGTGGTATAATGGTAAATACTATGGCTACAGGTGCAACTACTAATTATGACATTCCTTATCCACTATCAAGTGATCCAGTAAATGTCCACGAAGATATTCAGTTATTGGCTGAAACTGTTGAATCACTTTTTGGAACAGTCGGGCCTGCATACCACACTCTTGATATAACAAACAACAGTGGGGCATCTATTGCAAAAGGTGATCCTGTGTATATTTCTGGGTATGGAACAAGCAAACCCACAGTTGCAAAAAGCGTTGCTACAAACCTTGCAACATTTCCTGTAATTGGATTAGCAACAACTGCTATATCTAATAGTTCTGATGGAGTTATTCTTTTGTCTGGAGTTTTTTCAGATATCAATACAAACTCTTATAACGTTGGAGATAAACTATATGTTGCTACCAGCGGAGGTTTAACAATAACACAGCCCACCACAGGATCTGGTGTAGTAGCAGTAGTTTTAAAGAAAAATGCCTCAAGTGGAATTATTCTTGTTGGGCAACCAAAAGGCAATGGTACTTGGGGATCACTGAAAGCAGGGTTATCATAATGGCAACTTATAGAGGTCAAGGCGCATCTAACTACGACATTGGTGAAGCACCACCATTTATTAACTGGACAATCGTAAAAGGCGATACAGCATCTTTTAGTGTTTATGTAACAGATGATGCTAAAGAGCCTTTAACTATTGATGACTGGGATATTGAGGTAGAGTTTAAAAGACCTACTACTCCAGTTGAGCCTCAAATAATTACAGATACTGCAAGCCTAATTCTTACAATTACACCAGAACAAGACCTAGATGATGCTGATGGTGAGTTCAAGGTTAATCTAACTGCAGCCCAGACCGCACAACTAAGAACAAATGATATTTTTGATATTGAATTGCGTCTTCCACAAGACACCCTTGTTTGGACAGTTGCTCAAGGGAAGATCATTCTCCTTGAGGATGTTACAAACTAATGGCAACAATTTCTATAAATAGCAATACCCCCGTTTTTACAAGAGTCGTTGAAAGAACATCTTTCCCAAATGTAGAAATTACCCAGCCAAATCGAGGGGTAAGCATAAACTCAGTACTCCCATTTAGAATAAGATTTACAGCAATACAAGTACCAACTAGCCTTGGCAGTATACCAGCAATCCCACTACAGGTTATTGGTTTCTCTAACTATATACTTTAAAATATGTGATATAATTCCAGTATGGCCAAATTATCAATCGCAAGCATCAAGTCTCTGTTTCAGACTGGAGACCGTCCAAGTCAAACAAACTATGAAGATTTGATTGACAGTACATCTGCAAGATCAACAGATCTTGGTTCAGATGGCAATAATGAAGTTACAATCAACGGCATTGAAAACTCAACAATTTTTGATAACTTTTTGGCAAGTGAGTGGAGATCAGTAAAATACTTGATCTCAATTAAAAAGACTTCTGGCGGCGCAAATAAATATTACGCTACAGAATTAACTATAGTCCCTGATGCTACAGATGTAAATGTCAGTGAATATGGAACAGTAGACAATGATGGGAATATTGGCACCATCTCCGTGTCTAGAGCAGGAGATACAGTTTCACTAACTGTAGTTCCAGTGGGTGGATTGACCCCTATAACCTTGCGCTACTTGCGTATTGGTTTAAAGGCTTAACTAAGGAGATAAAATGGCAACAGTAACAAAAGATTTTAGAGTAAAAGCGGGACTGGTAGTTGAGGGATCAACAGCGACCGTTAATGGAAAGAATATTATCACAGCAGGTGTCGTTGACGCTAAAGGTGATTTGATTGTTGCTAGCGCAGACGATGCAGTTGCTCGTTTAGGCGTTGGCACAAACGGTCAAGTACTTACAGCAAATTCATCTGCTACATACGGAGTTGAGTGGTCAGCACCAGCAGCAGTTGGCGTATTTGGTTCAAGCATTGAGTTTGAAGGCTCTACAGCAAATGATTACGAAACAACTCTTACAGTAGTTGACCCAACAGCAGATCGTACAATTACACTTCCTAACGTATCAGGTACTGTAGTTACATCTGGTGATACTGGAACAGTTACAGCAACAATGCTTGCTTCAGACTCTGTAGAAACAGCAAAAATTAAAGATGCTAACGTAACAGAAGCAAAACTTGCTTCAGACTCAGTAACAAATGCTAAGATAGCAAATGATGCTGTAGATACAGCAGAAATTAAAGATGGCGCAGTAACTTCAGCAAAGATTGCTAATGACACAATTGTAGATGCAGACATTAACTCTGCTGCAGCAATTGCACAGTCTAAGATTTCAGGTCTTACTACTGACCTTGGAAACAAGGCTTCAGCATCAGATCTTACAACTCACACAGGTGCAACAGAAGCACACGGTGCAACTGGTGCGGTAGTTGGAACAACTAACACACAGACCCTTATAAATAAGACACTTACAAGCCCAACACTTACAACTCCAGCACTTGGTGTTGCTACTGCTGATTCTATCAATGGTACAACTATTCCAAACACAAAGACTCTTGTTGTAACAACAGATAAGTTAAACGTACTTGCAGCAACATCTTCTTCAGAACTTGCTGGAATCATCTCTGATGAGACTGGTACTGGAGCACTTGTTTTTGCTAATACACCAACACTCGTAACACCAAACATTGGTGCTGCAACTGGTACATCTTTGGTTCTTTCAGGGGAC